GTGGCGGGCCGGAATTCCTGTAGTGGATGGTAAGTGCGGCGATCCGAGAGAGGGTCCGACATGAAGGTGTTGATGTCGGAGAGAGGTGACAGCAGACGGGTAGCGGGCAGCAACCGAGTGCGGGTTAGCGAAGGAGTAGGTAGGTAAGTAGTGGAGACTTCGCGCTGCCGCCGACGATTCCTTGCCATGACTTCCAGCCTGCTAGTGTCACCTACACGAGATCACATCGAGAGAGTGATCTCGTGAGACCGATTTGGCAATAAAAAAAAGACCCCGCTCAAGCGGGGTCAGTGGGTAGGGTACAAGGCAGGTTAAGACTTAGCTGCCGGGGGAGGAGAGGGGGGTTTGCTGCCGTCCCCGGCAGGGTCAGCTGGAGGGGTACCGGGGCCGTCCGACGGCGGCTTGACAGCCTTCCCAGAGGCGCCGGGAGGGACTTCCGGTGAAGAGGTATCCGGAGAGGCGGGAGGGTCAAAATTATGCTCATAAGGAGATGACGGGTCGAAGTCGTCCTGGACATCAAAGTCATCAGCCTCCTCCGGTGTTTCAAAGCCAGCTTGAGAAAGTTCGAATTCACGATCAGCAATCAGCTTGCGCATGACATCGAACATGGAGGGTTGTTTGCGATAGCCGAGCGGCGGCTCCATAGGCGTAGAGTCAAGAATTTCAGAGCCGCGAGCATCGAGCTTTTCAGAGCGTAAGCGTTCGGATTCGTCGCGACCGCGACCACGAACGACAGATTTAATCCTATCAATAACAGACATTGGTAGTCCTCCAGAGAGTTGGCCCGGTGCGTCACCGGGCCGGGTTTCCAGAACTAGAAGATAAACGACGTGCCGGTTTTAGTTACGAGCCGTCGAGCTTGCACAGAGTGTCTGGCGTATACGTAGATTGTATCGTTATCCTGTGCGGCAAAGGTTCGATCCGTAGGCACGCACTCAACAAAATCATCATTGAGAGCAGGATCAGTAGAGAAGTCACGAGCGAAGTGCCAGAAGTCGAGGATGGTACGAAACTCACCAGAAACCGAAGACCATTGCGAACGATAATCATCATATCGATCCTGATAGCCGAAGATACCATTTGGCGTTGCATGAGAAGCATCGAGTTCTTTGTTCAACACTTCCTGTTGACCGATATGCTCGAATTCCTTTTGCCAGAAATCCTCTTTAGTCCGACGATTCCAAGTGCGAGGAAGACCTTGCATATAGATAGTTTTGGGGCGCACAGACATCAGCGTAACCACGTATCCGTGTTCCTCAAAAAAGCGCCGATAACGATTAGAGCGTACACCAGTGATACCGTGACCGCGCAGAGTGCCAACAGGATCAGTGCCCTCCGCCGTTTGAAGGACTTCGGAGAACTGAATAACGTTTCGACCTCCGCCAAGATATTCTGGACGCTGCAAGCGAGCATCAGAAGAACGAACACCAAGATAGCGAAGGTACTCAGTAAAACGACTTCCATAGCGGGCACGAGCCTCTTCATAGCGTTGAATGGCGAGAGCTTCACGAAGCATATTGACCGATACAGCAGAAGCGCCAGAAAGATCAGCTTCAAGACCAGTGTTGGCACCGAACTTAACATTTTGTCCGGTTTGCAGATCAGGCGAAGAGATCATCCGAGTAGTACTCGAAGTGGTATAGCGCCAGTTAGCATTAGCGACAGAACCACCAGTAACAAGAACATCAGTGCCGTCCGAAACAACAGGTGCAGATGTTCCGATCGGGATAGTGACAGCAGGCCCTTTTTGCTCCCAAGGGCGGCAAGAGGTGAAGTAATCCTTTTCCCATGCACAGTTTTGAAGGAGTTGAGACGTTGTCGCATCAGCGCCGGACGTTATGGCAACTGTAAGAGGACTGACGAGATCTTGGTCTCGGTACCATTCGTTGAAAATAAGATTGTAAGCTCTAAAGGGGAGCGCGGAGACTTCAATGTTGTTAACTCCAGTAGGCACTCCGAGATAATCGGCAAGAGAACCGACAGCAGCTCCGCTTCCACCTCCGATGGTAATTGTTGGGAAGACAGAGGCATTGTTTCCATCAGGACCTCCGGTAATAAAGTTTTCGAAGTCTTGCCAGACCAAACGATGCGGCACGAACCAGTGATGCACTCGACATTCGACGTTGTGATAAACCGGCGCAAGAAGGGGAGCGCATCGAAGTAGGATATTGGAATTCTGTTGGATTGTATCACCGGGTAGAACCTCCATCAGAGAGATCGGGACAAGCTCACCCATATCGAAAGACAAGAGCTTGGTATGCGAGAGAGAATGTTTAGCGCGTTTCATAGTTTCCTCTTTGATTTGTGGATTTTTTCACGAGCTTCAGCAGATGCATTTTGAGTTTTACGCGACAGAACTATTTGCGATTTAAGCGATACATTTTCCTTATCTTGTCGCGCCAGTATTTGCAGCGGACGCATTTCCGCTTGCTGTTTTTGTAGCGCAGATTCAGGCGCATTTTTCTCCTTTCCTATCATCATACGAAGACGGCCGCGAAGATGGCGGCCGAGCGGGAGTAGTTTCTTTCCATGTCGCAAGACGACAGGAACGTCGTCTTGCGTATTTTCCAGATTGAATTTTAGAAGTTCATTAGCGACGTCGTGCATAGCACCGTCGCCTATGCCGGGCTTTAAAGACATACGAGCGAATTCAGGCCAGCGACCGTTCAATCTCATATCTCTCATCGAGGTCATTTTCTTCATCACGTACCCGGCTACATACTGAGCAGACTTTGCTTCCAGAGCACCAACAAAGATTCCACCTTTTTCCCAAGTCTTGTAGATCAGGTCGCAGTGCTCGCAACACTTCAAATCTGCGTTCACCATCTGGTCCTTCAAACCGAACCTTGACTGACCGCGGAGGCATTGGGAGTAGCCAAACAGGGCTATGTGATAGTGAGGTCTCTGGCTCTCCGTACCATACTCCCCAACCGCGTAATACCGAACACGCGCAGGGTATATCTCCTTTCGCAATCTCTTGAACCAATGCGTCAAGTGCTCGGGGATCAAGGAGCCAGAAGTCGGCAATGTTTCGTCCGAGTAAGTCAGCGTAACAAAGGCATTGTCTGCATGTTGGGATGCTTCCAGAAGGATGCGATGCATCCATGTGCGCCTCCGTTTAAGACGGCAGGACAAGCACGCACCACAATCGAATGCGTGATTGCCCTGCATATAAGGATTTGAGCACGGCATGTGCTTACATCCTGTAGCCGATTCGCAGACGACGGACAGGCCTACGATTACGACCAACACGTCGCGAACTGAACCGACGACGGCCAGAGCGACCACGACGGAATGAACGACGACGACGCATTTCAATCACCTCCTTTCAGTATGTTCGAGGATTGACAAGGCCTCGGGTTATCGACCCGGAGCGCATGAACTTTTTAACACGTTCGTATGGAGCGTCCCAAGGCATGGAGCCGATGGGGAAGCGCGTCCGAATATTGTGACCAAGATCATTGACACCAAGCAATAGACCAATAGCAGTTTGAAGAAGCTCGCTATCACCGTACTGATCCTCAAAAGCTTTTGCGGGTGAGGTGTTGGGGTTTGTCATCCAACGGTGACCACCAATCATCAGCGGTTGTCTATCTTCCGATTTAGAAGCCTCCGGGACAGAGAACGGAGTGGCAGAGTCGGCAACGATAGGCATGGGTGGATTTGTTTGTACTTGGAGCCTTTTAATTTGAGAGGCGAGGAGTTGGTTTTCGAGAGCGCCTTTTTCGAGCGAGAGAGCTTGAGCGGCTTGCGTATATGCATTTGCACGTTCCGGAGTTGTGCGGGTTGCGTCAACAGCACGGCCGACAGACTGGCCCATGTTTTGAGCCATGTTCGCAAGTGACGTATCAGCTTGAGCAGAGAAGTTCACAGGCGAAAACGAAGTAGTAGGAGCGCCGAGAGCATAGATCGGATGGATACCAGCTTTCTTTGCGTCTTCGACTTTCCAGCGGATACCGCGTTGCGCGAAATCCTTTTGCATTTCCATATTGGCTTGCGCCATCGCGAGGTTTTGAGCTTGAGCGTCTTTTGCAGAGTTGTGGCCAAGAATGCCACCGATAGCAGAACCGACGCCGGATATGATTGAACCGATCATTTAATCCTCCTTAGCATTTGACAGCCGAGTACCAATTACGACGACGCGGCCGCCGAGACTTGTTTGAGCCGGCGCGTCCTTTCGCGAAGAGAACTTCGCGGCGTCGATGACGACGCACACAGATTGAAGTGGCTGCCGGTGTTCCGAAGACCTGAACAGCTTTCGTTTGTGAAGCGCCAAACGCGAACGGCTTTCGTCCATAGGTTTTGTCCTTGAGAACGATACGAGACGGCCCGCCGGTTGAGAACGTGGCGGGCCGGAATTCCTGTAGTGGATGGTAAGTGCGGCGATCCGAGAGAGGGTCCGACATGAAGGTGTTGATGTCGGAGAGAGGTGACAGCAGACGGGTAGCGGGCAGCAACCGAGTGC